TGCGTTTACTTATATTTTGCAATATAAGCAATATCAGTGTTGCAAGTGAATACATCTAGTCTCTGATAAGGAAACCAGGAAATTCTTCTTGCAGGGTTTGGACGACTGCGAGGTGGGCAGCAGTGTCCAATACGCTAATGAGCTCTCGGATGAGGGGAGGATCCAAGGTTAGCGTGTTTAAGTAGTGCATCTCAAAGTATGAGAGAGCAAGGTCGCGCTCCAAGCTTACCAACTCGGCGGGTACCGTCATATTCTGCGGGGGGTAGAGGTTGAAGGTTCCTTCTACGTAAGCCATCAGATTACTTATGGACTCGGAGTTAGTGCCTATCACTGCTAAAGTGCTACGGAGGAACCCTTCGAACCTTAGAACAGTGCTTGCGGCGTTACCATCGCCTTTTCTCACTAAGCGGGATGCGCGTTTGAGCAGGGTTAAGAGCTTTCCCAACCGGCCCGGAACGGCTGTAAGGTTAGCGCGCTGACCATCGATAGTTAGAGCTAAGGCCTTACCATTGCTAAAACCCAGAGGCCGTATGAGACTAGGGGTCGCGCCATAATGGTGTGTAGGATGCAAGACGGGCGCGTACGGTTTGAGATTAGAATCACCAGCTGAGTTAGGTGCGCCGTGAATGAGTGAATGTAGTAGCTTTCTCATGAGAGTGACTAGCTCAGTTGAATGCAGCTCAATCGGCAAGGTTGTTTTAACATACACCTTTCTTAAGCCTGCTAAATGCACGTCTAGGGCTTTAGCTTGACGGGCAATAGCGTCTGAGACTGTTCTCGCTGGAAGCGCAGCAGTGAGGCCGGACGATAGGAGCGATTCATCCAGATCGGGAATCTTACTTTCAACGCCAAACTTAGCCATCGTTTGATAATCGACGACTTTAGTTTTAGATCGCCTCAAGATCTTGTGTGCGCCTAAGGACGGGAGTTGCAACCGGGGTAAGGGTTTGACGACGTTATCTTCGTTGACAAACGAAGTCCGAACTACGCCACCTTGAACTGCATAAGCACTTAAGCAATGTAGCGCGTTTTTAACTAATACACCGTGGTTTGGACACAGTTTAAAAACTTTCCTAGACAACGATCCCTTTTGCACAGCTAGCATTAAACTTTTTCTGTTGGCGGCGTTGGCACGTAAACCACTAGGTTTAGTGAGCATAAAAGCCCCAATTACTAGAGAATCGTGGGGTACAGTCTCGGGCGACCAAGTCAGCAAGACCTTACCTGGTGGCGGACTAACAGAGCGGAGGTAAGCATTTACTTTCTGCCAGTGGCCAGTCGCAACTGCGTCTGCTTTCAGAATAGCCAGGTCTGTCAAAGAAATTAGCTGATCATGATCGACGAAATATTCAGGGTGGGACTGAGCTAGCGTGGTTTTCCCTTCGCCACTTGGAATCAGAATCGCAGCTTTAATAGGCTGTAGCTCTGAAATAGAACTACCAACACTTGATAATAAGCCAGAGGGGTTATAGGAAATACCGACTCCACCTAGTGCTGCGGGAGTCAGGATCAGATCAAGAGGAACGTTGACTCTATGTTTAACGCCCTCTTGCGTATAGACCAATTGCGTAGCGCGAGCTAAGTAGCTCTCCAGGATGCCACGGGGTAAGTGTATTCCGCGGCGCGTAAGCTTAGCATATTGTTCGAGAATAGCGGCTCCGCGTTCAGCCGGTGAGTGGATCGGATCATGGAAAAATTCACCGTGAACGAAACCAGAAAGAGCGCGGATAGGGTAACCTCTCACTGCACCACTCGAGGCGTCGTATCCATAGCGCACAAATTCGCCTCGGGCTCCGCCAAGCTGGGGGTACGAAACTAAAACTTTGTATACTTGGCCAGCAAAACCGCACAGATTAAAAAGTGCGCACAGTAGTACAGCATCGCGCATAGTGCGGGTAAGCAAGAAGACGTCGTCTCCTGTCTTGTCGCCCTGTGTGTGAGTTAACGGCCGGCCGAACAGAGCCGCGGCAGCTCGGTTCACAATACCGTGGTCAATATTGCTACGTAGCGTGTTTGTAAACGAAGTGCCTCGCTCGCCACTTTGGAGACTGCGGGCGAGTTTCATGATGTTGCCGGTATCGTTATCCTGAACATAGGTTGATAATCGCGCCCGCACCACCCAAGAGGAGATCCGTTTAATGTCGTTGTAGGCCTCTTGAGTATCACCAGGAGTGTTCTTCCAGTCGATGCGTTTTAAGAGTGCCGCTGTGAGAGTTTCATACAGCAGGCGCATCCCTTCAAAGGTGTGGTTAATGTTGAAATCAGCGTAATCCCACATGCAACCGACCTGATTCTTCAGGGCTTTGAGGCGCCGTACGTGGCCCATTATCTTCGGCAGGCCGGAGTTGGAAGAAGCATACCAAGTGTTTGGAAGTACATTATTATCGAAAATGTCAAGGAGATAACCCTGGAACAGGTAGCTTTCCATGGACGTATTAAGGATGCTTCGAAGCTTTCCAGGCTCGTACTTCAGAGCTTTAACTGACCATTGAATAGGGTCGACTGCATTTGTGAGAACCTTCATGAAATGCTTTTCCGGGATGGCGAGGAGGGCTCCGCGTTTGTTAATACGCAGCTTCTCCTCCCGTGAGTTCCCTTCGTGGTCAGAGGAGTCCTGTGGGTCTGAAGAATGCGTCCAAGTTACTTTAGCACCTGGCGCGCCGCCTGAAGCCGCCCAAAACATGCGCCTATCGTACCAAGACGAAAAGCTTTCAACTGAGATTCTGTTGGGGAGGATGGAGTCAAACGTCTCCCGTGCCGCTGCGGTTTCATAGGATGAGTACTTCTCGTAGTCGAAAAACAGATTACCACTCCTATCAATCGTAGGAACCGCACGAATAGTTGGGTCAGCCGCCCGCATGATGAGTTCGCCATCAAAATCTAGGTTAAGGAGTTCAGACCGCCCTGGAATCGTGTCTAGACCATAGAGTAGATCTGAGTAAGCTCGGGCATCAGTAATTCTCAAGCTCGGTATGCCACAGCCAGGTATGGTAGAGAATTGACGGATAAAATTGTGGACTTCCTTCAAAGCTTTGACAGCTTCAGCAAACGGCAATGTAAAGAAAACCGAAGCTGATCGCAAAAAGAAGAGAGTCAATTCAACACCAGCATATGATTCGAGGTAGGGGATGAGTAATAGAGTCGTTACTATGACTGCTTCCCAATCGTTGGCATCACGGTACCGCCAGGCTCGTTCTAAAAGAGCGTACTGACCGGTGCCAAGAGTCATATTCTTTACTATATCTTGAAGCGAAACATGGATTTTTCCTCCAGGTCTGCCGCGATTAGGAGGATATGCTTCATCTAGCTTAGGCAGGAGTTGTTTAATTGAAAAACCAGTCGCAGCTGGGAATGATGAAGCATTAAAGTAAGCGTAATCGCGATATAGCTCCAACTCATCATTAAGCAGAGTTGAGTTAACGTAATAGCTTACATGGCTGGATCCATGTATAACGATCAAAACTTTAACGCTAGGGTCGATGACCGCATCAAAATGATCGCGCTCAAGGGGCCCTTCGAATGCGTCAGCTTCGAGAATTACTCTTATGCCTGGGCGTACGGTAGCACATATATAAGCCATGAAGCTTGGATACGGGAGACCCAACTTGTAAGGATCCTGAGGTCTTTCAGTAGAACTAGGAGTATGTTTAATCAATAAGTCGTTAGTGTCAGTGATAGGGTAGAAGTTACCTAAGAGTGACATGAGCGTCGTAGCGCAAGAAGTTTCAAGATTGCCACTGTAATTAGGGAAATACGTGTATTGGCCTATCCTAGAATTAACTTCATAAGATTTAAATTCGCCAAAAGTTATGGAGCTAAGGAGTCGCTCCTTTTTGCGGCGGGTAATACGAGTAGCGAGTGTTAAGTTGCGCAACCATGCATGCCCTAAAGCTACAACGTTGGGCGGCGATAAGGCAAGCGGGTTACTTAATTGATGGATTGGGGGAATTGCGAGGTTTAAGGCGTCGGGTTGGGGGTGCAGCATAACGCGAGCAACCGCAGCTGAAGCTAGGGTTGTTGGAGGCCGATCTAGTTTATAAAGAGAGTGAATCTTACTAAAATCGTATCCAAGATATTCTTTACCGCTCAATTTATAAGAGCCGGTGAAGTTATCGTCGGTCATGCTAGCGACTATCTCCTTGAAAGCTGGAAAGAACTGTGCTTCCACCGTGTAAAAGGAGATTAAGGACGCCCGAATGCTGCGCGCTAGATGGTAGTTGCCAGCATTCCAGACTAGTTTTCCGCTAGGCTAGAAACTGCAAGCCCATCCGCAGGCGCAGCATTCAGGGAGTCCCTATCATCAGGTGCAAAAGTTTGCGCTGGGGGCGGGGCCGGGAGCACTACATCCGGACCCTGGTCATGCGAACCCTCAGGACTCATAACAGAAACCTTTCCCTTAGCATATGTGCCAGAAGGGAGACTACCCAGCCCCGAGGCGCGGTCAAGTGGTTTAGCGAATTTCTGCGCTTGGATTTGGACTTCCGGGGCAGCTGCGTCATTAACTTCAACTGGCTTGTGGCGTAGTATGTCCTCATTGAGTTGGCCTACAACCTGAACAGTTTTCACTGGCTGAGCGGGGCTTGTTGGAGGGCTACTATGGGCCGGACGTGCTGGGGGAGGAGGCAGTTTGACGCGTGGTTTGGGCGAAGTAGTAGCCTTAGCTTGAGCTAGCCTCTGTGCAATCCTATTCTGCTGGGCTTCGTAAGATGCTCGTCGAGCAGCCGAGTCTTGCACTAATTCTTCGCTGTCAGGTGAAGCTAAGAGGGGGGACGCTTGTAGCTTGGCCATGAGGGCCATGTTCGTTTGGAGCGCCTGCAACATTTCCCGTTTCTGCAGTCTAGTAAATGCACCGGTATCGGCATCTGTTATACTGACTTCAGGACCATTGACATGGGCAGTATAATTCTGCATAGGAGGAACTTCACTCTGCTCGACGGGATATTTAGGCTCGTAGCTGAGAGCGCCTGAAATACGTTGCTCTGGTTCAGACAGCTCTTGGTGGTACTCGCGTAACCGGTCTACCACTACATTACTCCTGACCCGGGGTTTGTGTGTATTACGCACCCGTGCCACTCTGCCCTTCGTAACGTCAGAAACATCAGCGGCTGAAGGTCGGGTAACATTAGGCATCGGGAGTTGGGGGTTAGGATGGTAATCGGCGATGGATGTGGGCGCAAAATCCACCGGAATAAGTGACATGCCGGCATAAGTATTACCCTTCTCCCAGACGACTGTACTATAATCCTGTAACGTGCTAAACTCCCTTCTGTCAGGGAAAGGAGAGACGTAATTGATCATAAGTGATCGACGGGGGGTTTGTCTGGCGGTGTCGAACCAGAGCTGAGAAAGGTACGTCCGGTCAGCCTGGGGGCAGTCATTAGCCAGTTGGAGGCCGTGGGTATAAGCAACGTTTTGCTCCAGGTTAACCGTGGGGATAGAGCCTGGAAGAGCAAAATCTGCAAAAGGTGAACCTCCAGCGTCCATCCAAACGACATTCTGGTTAGCGGGTGCTTGGGGAAATTGATAGGGATGCCGCTGACGCCAACGGGCGAGCGAAACGTTAGGAGTGTTAGCTGCACCCTCAAAGCGATATCCTGTTGGGCGCCCAACTGCCAGGTAGTGTTGGGCATTGACGGTTGGGCCGCCGTCCACCATCCAAGACCGAGCAGTTTCGATTGGAACATCTCTAGCTAACTCGACTCGCGTGTTTTGGGAGAAGGAGTACATATCAGAGATGGGGAACGGAGTCTGCGAAGGCCAGGAGACAGTAGAAGGGGCATTACTGTCATCGTACGGCAAAGTTTGGTGGCTAGGAAGCTTCTCAGCTAACCACAACTCGTGGTAGGGGTTAGCTAGGTATGGGGCCTGGTGGTCACTCCACCAATTGACTACACGCCCCGCCTCAGTAGCTCTAACTCGAGAATCCACTCCAAAACCATATTGCAGAGCCAACGTGTTGTTATGACAAGAAGACCACAGGTTGAGAATATCAGAAGAGTATCGACGCAACCATACATCAATGTGGTTCCGAATGAACGGGTTGTTTTCCGTACCGGGAAGGTTAGTCCAGGATCGGCCAACCATGCTCCAAGCAGTAGCAGCCCAATTGAGTGCTACCACTCGAGCATTGCCGAAGAGGACGCCTTGATTAATTAATTCAGGCGCGCTGAAGCTTGAAAAATAGCCAAGAGTACCTGAATCTAAACAAGGGACGAAGAAGCAATCAAAATAAGCCGAAGCAGTCTTGCTAAGGGGCAGGTGCAATTCATAGTGACCATCTGCGTTGATATATTCCTGGTTAGGAGCATTGTTACGCAGACCACGGAGTCCAGAACTCGTAGAATATAAAGCTATCCTTGAAATTAGTAACTCCGCGGCGTCATCAATGTCGGTGCCCGCTCCGTGCCTCATTAAGAGGTACCTTAAAACCGAGAGAATTTGGTTGGGCTGAGGTGTTCTGTGAACCTGAGCCGCAAGCTGGGCCATGTTCAGAGGGATTGGGTTATTCCCGTAATGAATAAAGACCTCATTAACACGATTATCATACGTGTAACGGGTCGGGCCGCAGAAGTACTCTTCACGCTGTCCTTGGTCGTTAACCTTGGAAAACTGGAGGCGCTGCTGACGACCCTGGGGAACAATAGCAGACAATAGTTCAATAACCTCAGACTCAGAGAGTCCTTCAGCGTCAATGAACTGTTTGGTACCGTTCTTCAAACCTTCAAAAGCGCCGGGAGCGAAGAGAGGTGCTTCCGGGTTTTGTACTTGGGGAGCAGGAGCGCCGAAAGGAACAGGTGGGAGCTGGGTCGAGAGCGGGGTTAGCGCTACACCTGTTCCAATAGCTACCGGAGCAAGTTGGAAATCTGGAAATTCTTGGGCTACCAGAGCTGCGTAATACCGGCTGAGCAGTCGGTAAGCAATTTGGTAGTATGAGCGATCTGCTCTCCCTATTTGGTATAGGTTAGTAAGACCACTCCAGCGGTTCCAAGCATCAGCCTCCCAGCGAGGAACGGTCTTGTTCCCGCGGGTATCGAGGAAGCGGTTCATGCCGACAGCCTGTTCAGCCGCTTGAAAGGAGGCGCGCGTGTAATCACTACCATCAAGGATATTGGCAAGACCTGCATGGGTTTGCTCGAGAATCCTATCTGTAATAGGGGAACGCATCCAGTTACGGTTGAAGCCTGTTGGCACTGAGTGGGCGTGCGCAGCGCGCGGTGCCTCACGAGCTAGGATCGCGGTTAGCGACCTGTCCTCGAAATGTTCTGGCTGTCGGGCATTAGGGTGGTTAGCAGGGAAACTACGAATGTAGTTATGGCGGCGAACCACATTAATCCGTCGATGGGAAAACTCATAGACGTTGCGTACGTCTGTAGCTTGCCTCGGGAATAAGGTTGGGTGCCATCGGTCATTTAAGTTCGGCGCTCGATAAGAAGTCGCAAGCTGCGTGAGAACAGACCTAACACCACCTAGCATTGGCAAAGTTGGCGAAGTCAACTCCATAGAAGGAGTTGCTTCCTTTTGAGTGTAAGGGGTCGCTAGGATAGTTGAGGTCGTGGTCAACATTTGCCTCAGCGTCACAAGCCTATAATTGAAATTAAGGATGGGACGGAGAGAAGACTCAATATGGCCTGGGTACAGGCGGAATAAGAGGCGCGAATGTCGTGAACGAGCAAGGGACTCTTTAATCGGGCGAGGTAACTGGGCGAAGGAGGTGACATGTTTTAGTCGCAAAGCCTGGCTGAATGAGATTATATTAAAATCATAGAGAGCCAGGGGTATGCACGTAGTGCGCTCCGCTAAAAGATCGTGGTGGGATGAACCGAAAGCAAAATTGCGGGTTAGAAGCGTTGGGGTAACCCTCTCCCACTTCAGTGAACAACTTAAATCATGCATGAGGAAGAAACCAGGTAAATCGAAACAACGCAATAAAGAGATCGCAAAGAAGGAAGAAAGGGCAGAAAAGAAAGACGAAATATACAAAAACCACCAACGCCAAAAAGAACGAAATAGCGCGCTTAAAGGGGTGCGCTTCATGGAAGAAGCACTTGGGGGTGAGCTAAAGTCGCGCGCGCTAGGGACGAGTTCAGCGTAAGAGTGGGAGTGGCTATCTACGTGGCCAACGGCTTCATTCGCAGTACCTCCGGTAACGTTGGAGGCCGCACCCGAAGCACAGGTGCTAGCATACGCTGTCGAATTTACAGCCCGAACAGAGGCATATGTGTTAAGCATCACCGGAGGTTGTCCGGCAGACTGGTCCGCGTGCAAAACCTTGCGTCAACTGTGGGGCAGTCGTTCCACCTACGGGCGCTCCCTCCGCTTGGATTAAACCTAGCAAACCGCGCCTTCGGGCTTGCGCAGAGACCACCTTTCGGCACGTTCTACCTGGGTCGGTTAGCCCAAGCATACGTTAGCACCGATAGCCTACTCTAACCAGCTAGCTACCAGCACACCCTATCGGATTACTCCGAATCGGAACCCTACAGCAGGTCTAATGGGTGGTGAGCCCACTATCCGCGATGCTTTTGATCTAATTTTATTATAGCGAATGACCCCTCCGCTTCCTTTATATCCCGCGTATTAGGCGGCAGGACTCTGGTTTTTGAGCTTATGTGTGTGGGGCTCACCACAGGATGCGCTGAAACGGAAGCCAACCTCACCTATCCTGACCACACGCCGAGTGTGAGCTCTGCATTCCCACTAAAGGGTTCTCGATCAATAGAGCTGTGCAGTAGGAGGTTTAACGAGGTGTGCGACTATTTCGACCATATAGATCACGCAAATGGTGCAGTTTACCGCCGTGCCCAGGGCGCGAGTGACCAGAGTTTGGTATGCCTTTTTCCGTCATGCTGGACGTAAATGGTGGTACCCCTCAAATTTTCGGGGCAGAACAGCTTTCTCGTTTTTGAGGGCCGTTCTTCCTAAAAATTCGGGCGTAGGGTGCTCAGTAGGAAATCAGCGAAAAACCGCATCATATACTCTCTACCGCTAGCACACGTACCTACTCCGACAACCCCGCACCATGGTAAACCGCGAATTGCGCGGCGGCACGGGTTCCTTTCCCTGGAAAAGGCCCTAAGTTGGTGTAAGGGCGATTCCACTAAAGGGAGGATGTTATATTTATAGCCAAGTCGTCGGATAACCCTATGGTCTCAGGGCTGAGGAGGACGCTGAGTGAGATACAACGCCCCGAACAAAAGTGCCTAGGATCGCGCGGCACCGTCCGAGATTTAACAAGAGGCGCTAGTCAATCACTGCTCTTTATTAGCACATCGCGGTAGTCTGCCCTGTTTCCCGGAGCCGAAGCTCCTTGTGTCGGTGTGGCTGGTCCGCTTAGCTAACTCTAAGCTTTGAAAGTTTCGCGCCCCGCCAGGGGCTCGAGAGGGTCCGAACGAAAGATCCAAAGAACGGTCTTTTGTTCA